ATGCTTTTTTTATCCAATAAATATATCAGAACGATGATAATTAGCCTCTTATTCTCCGTATTTTCACTGGCGGCTCCCGCAGCTCACACTGCCGACTCGGTCATGCATATGCCTTTTGAATGGGATGACACTTCAGTACCAGTGGTCAATGTTGAAATCAACGGCATGCGACAAACTTTTATGATCGATACTGGCGCCACCATTGCCCTACATTTATTCAAGGATGTCATGGCGCAACTTCCCGGCTTAATACCAGAACCCGGTAAACAGCGCACGACTGACTTGACAGGGAAAATATTTTTAAACGATAAATTCCATATTCCACAACTTTCGATTAATGGCATGACATTTAAGGATGTGAAAGGAATATCATTGGCTACCCCTCGAGGAATGCCTCTCACATCAGATAGCATCATTCCTCATACCATGATGATTGGGTTGGATTTATTCAAGGAAAAGGCGGTGCTTATTGATTACAAAAATCAGCGGCTGTCGGTTGCTGATACTACCCAAGCGTTAGGCATTAATATGGCTGATGGATGGATCTCACTGCCGTTACGAATGACGCAAGAAGGGATTGCAATCAACGTGTTGAAGAATTTAAAAGAATACAACATGGTGGTTGATACTGGCGCAACCGTCTCTGTATTTTGGAAAGAAAGAATTAAAAACCCGTTTGTTAGCATATCCTGCCAAGAAGTCATGACGGGGATGAAACATGAAGGATGTGTCGCATCAGATTTCCAACTTAATGAAATGGGCACCAAGGAAATTAATTTTAAAGCAGTTCTGTTAGACGGAACATTTAATCAGATGGATACAGATGGGCTAATCGGGAAAAACTTTCTTGATAAATTTGCCTTACTAATCGATTTTCCCGCACAAAAAATATTCATCAAGAAATTTAAGAACTCGTAGAGAAATATAGCGTTCTTAAGAATTATTGAAATTTTCTGAGCACAAAAAAAGGGAGGCTTTCGCCGCCATTCCCCACCCAACAAAAACAAGCAGTTACATTAATATCAGTAAGTTAGATACCTGTAACTGCGTGCTTAAAATGGGTATGGCGTGGGTGATTTGGTCAATTTGTGGACACTGCCTATATAGCGTATAGGCAGTATTAGAAGCAGGGGAATAACTACTTGATAGCAGCAGCAGTTTTTAGAATGGCCCAAATTACGCCACCAAAACCACTAAGTAAAAGCAATAGTAATGGAAGACCAATTTTCCAAAATAAGTCGCTCTTAAAACTGTTAAGATCACCCGATGCTTTAGTGCTTGCCGCTGTGATTCTATCTGAAAGCTCGGAACGTAATTTGCTAAACTCACTAGCACTTTCTGCACGCACGCTCCCAAATTCACCAACTAATTCCGCACGTAAAGTTTGATGTTCTGTACGCAAGCTTTCTATGTCTGATTTAGTTGCAAATATTTCAGAGCGAGTTGTTAAAACAGACAGATCGAGTCGTACTTGCGTAACGTCTGCTTCAAGTCTATCAACCCGTTTTTCTAACCTGTCTAACATACCACCTCCGCCGCCCCCACCATTGCCGTGTATAGCCGCACCATTATCGCCCAATTCGGTGTCTCGACCAGCTATTAATTTGAGAGGAACATCACGCTCTTTTATTGTTTCACTCATTATTCTTCATCGCTCTCTCTATCAAAATTTTCCAGCCATTTCAATACGGTAACCGTGCGATATAAACTTAGATGACCACAGTTATTACAGTGGATTTGATAATAGCTTTTTATCAGACCTGATAAATTTAGCTTATTTCCCAAAGGGATATATGAAACATAAGGATCAGAGAGAAGTTTATTAACATCTCTCTGTTGTGTATCAGGTGAACTCCCAGTTGAAGCAGGTAACTTTTCGCTTCGCATCGTAAAACTTTCAGGTATTGATAACTCACTTGAATTACAGGAGGGGCAGCGTAAAGAAACACCTTTTTCCTCCAAGAAACGAAGGAATAACGCAGGTGAAACCTTCATAAGCCGTTGTTTATATTTTTCCTCCTTCATCTTACGATCTTCTTCTGCTTCTTGATTTAACTGTTCTTCAATGTATTTTCGCAAAAGGAAATCCCGCATTTCCTCTTCTGTAGGACGGTTTACTGTGATCATTTATTTTTAGCTCTCCAAAGGATTAAACCTGACTGCATCTTCTAAGTAATCAGGCGCAAAATGCGCATACGTCATGGTTTGTAAAATATTTGAATGCCCTAAAATTTTCTGAAGTGCCAAAATGTTGCCACCATTCATCATAAAATGACTGGCGAAAGTATGACGTAAAACGTGCACGGCTTGCCCTGCAGGTAGACCCGGAGCAACTTCTTTGACGCAGGTTCTTACATAGGGATAATTTAAAGACTTAAACAACGGGCCTGTTTTAATTCCATCGGTTAATTGCTCGCATAATTCATGCGATATAGGAACTGTTCTATTTTTACTATTTTTCGTATCGAGGTAAGTCACCTTATTGCCTATAACCTCATCTCTGCGAAGCTTGGCAACTTCTCCCCATCTGGCCCCCGTAGCAAGACATAACTTCACAGCCTTTAAATGATCCCCTTCTAATCGACTGAGCAAAGTCCTGATTTCATCATTTGTTAGGAAGCCCATTTCCTGAGCAGGCAACTTGATTTTTTTCATTGCCTTCAGTGGGTGTTCACTATGGTAATGTCCCAATTCAATAAGAACGGAAAACACACCACCTAACATTTCTTGATCGAGATTAACGGTCTTTGCTTTTTTACCTTCAGCCAGCCGTAATGCGCGATAGTCCGAAAAGAATATACGTGTGATTTGGCTCGCTTTTGGATGGCCCATTTTTGCGGCCATAACGCGTAATTTATGCGCTCGCTTTACCCCATCTTTCATATTCTGGCCGTGATGTTTCCACCACAGTTCGATTAGGTCTAACAACGGTCGTTGATCTGCGGGTTTATCTACCCAATCTTTATTATTCTGTGTAGCAATAACCCAGCGTTCATATTGCTGCGCTTCAGCTTTAGTTTTGAATTTCCTACGAACACGCTTCCCTTCACGACCCTGTGGCCGAACATCGACCATATAGCCTTCAGCGCCAAGTGATTTAATACTCATCGAAGAAGTTCCTCTCGTAGCAAATCCCGCCTTTACCCCAAAAATTCTTTATTTTGTAGGCAATTAACCAACCTTCTGGCCTTTTTGGTTCGCAGATGTGCTTTCTGGCCCATCAGGGGAGAGATCTGGTGAGATCTGGCCGATTTCTGGTGCGACATCCCCTGTCATTAACCAAAGCGCATATTTTTTAAATCTGGGATGCTGAGTAATTTTCAGTAAAAACTCACTACCTACACTCTTAATTCTCTCGGTTTCATACCGTTTTAAATTACCTGCTGGCACACCGGTTAACTCTGCAAACTCATCCCTTGAGAGTTTTTCAGCATCTCTAATTTCTCGGATTCTTATTCCTATGCTTATTGACATGGTAATTATTTGTACCTATAGTCTGCTTATGGGTACGTATATGTACCCTGAATGACGTAATCCTGCGTGATCTAAAAGGGTATCACTTATGTCCAAAAAACAGAATAAAAGTATGTTTTCACCAAATATCAGTGGGTTGCCACCTGATTATCCCTTTGGCAATAAGTTGTCAGAATCCATCGCTGACTATGCCAAACGCCAGGGTATCAATCAGGACACAATCCGCACCCAGGCTGATACCGGACGTTTACCCATCATCCAGCAAAAGAAAGGCGCAAAGCGTGAAGTGAATCTATATGCGATTTACTTAAACGCCCGTTATAAAGCAGAGCGCTATGTGGAGATGATGAATTGATTAGTCAATTGCAACTATCCGCTGCTGCGCGCCAATTGGTTTATAGCCCACGTAATGCGCTGGTAAAAGTCAGCGAACACACCAGTGTTTATCGTGGATTCTCTATTACCCGCTTGAAACGTAACAAGATAAACATAATTACACGCTATCAGGTGAGCCAGGGCGATCAGTCTTACGGTAAGTTTGATGCTCAGGCACAGGCTACGGCTTACGTTGATCAACTGCATCAGATGAGGAATGCGTCATGACTCAAGCCCCGCAGTGCCCATCTCTTGCCGCTTTATTGGTGAACGGCCAGCAAGTCACACATTACCGTCACCAACACGGCTGGTTAGAAACGCCAGACGGCCGACACTTCCAACCGAAAGCTAGCGAAGTGCAGTTTATCCCAGGACTCCGAACACCTTATATGGCAAAACCCAAAGCGCCACGCCGCTGGTTTGCCCGCCTTATGGGAATATTCGCTTAACTCATCTTTGCCGGAGGTATTGCTATGCAAAAGTCGGCAAGAGCAATTGAACTCACAGCGGAGCAAATAAAGATCGGCCTTATTCAAACAGCCAATGTCCGATTAATGCTTAACCAAGCATTAAGGAGAAAAAATAGAGTTGCCGCATTTTTATCAGGTGTGTCATTTCGCCACAGAGGTTTGATTTACTTCACCGCTGGACTGCATCGCGATAAACATAAATTGAAGTTTCACGAATTGGATAAATCGGATCGGTTGGCTGTTATTAAGGCGATGAGGGAACTATCGGAATTAACTACCTCATTCCCGAAAGAACTGCCCGATGCTGACGCTGTAATCAATCAAGACCCGTAATTAATCACCAGAAAGCCACAGGCGTTTTATATCGCGCCGGGATTCCTGTTGCCTGAAAACAAGGAATAGCAAAATGATGAATCGCAGACTTGCCGCAATATCCGCGTCAACTGAAGCTATGCACCAATATTTAAATAGTGCCCGAATGGAGGAACGGAAAGCCTTTGCGCTTAATTTGTCAGAGAAGTTAACCGCCCTTTCCGATCATATTTCTCAGCGTGACCTCAATAGCATTGAGGCTATTGAGTTAATCCGTCAGGTTGCTGAAAACCTCAAGGCCATATCTGAGGGGCAACACTAATGGCTGACTTAATCGATATAGCCCAAGAACGGCAAGAAATGGTATTAGCCGCTCAGATCGCCAATGCCCGCAGTAAGCCAACTGCACCGTCTGCTTTTATCTGTGAATGCTGCGAGGCTGCAATTCCAGAGCAACGGCGTATCAGCGTACCGGGCGTGATTTTTTGTGTCACTTGCCAGCAAATCCATGAAGAGAAAAAGAAGCACTACCGGGGTGCATTATGAATCGCTCCCCGCTGAAATGGGCCGGTTCAAAGGCCCGCATTATGCCAACCTTGCGTCAGCATTTGCCAACCGGTAAACGGCTGGTTGAGCCGTTCGCAGGTTCCTGTTCAGTGATGTTAAATACTGATTATGATGAATATCTGATAACGGATATCAATGACGATCTGATTAACTTCTATGAAGTCGCCAAAAGTGAAACGAACGATTTAATCAATGTGGCTTCCGCACTGTTTCTTACGGCTAATTCTCACGAACAATATTATATTTTCCGCACCATATTTAATGCACGAAACCGTGATGATATATCCAGAGCGGCTATCTTCCTTTACCTCAATCGCCACTGTTTTAATGGTATTTGTCGCTATAACCAACAAGGGCAATTTAATGTCCCGTATGGCAAATACAAAGCGCCCTATTTCCCCGAAGCTGAGATCCGTTTCTTTGCCGAGAAAGCCAAGAAAGCGACCTTCCTGTGTTGCGACTTTTCCGAAGCGCTGGATATGGCTGTTGCAGGCGATGTCATTTATTGCGATCCGCCTTATATCCCAGTATCCAGCACTGCTGACTTTACCCATTATCACACCGACGGTTTTAGCGCTGATCAGCAATTTCGGTTAGCTCGCCTATTGGCAAGGGCCGCTGAAAATGGTTGTCATGTTGTTGCGTCTAATAGCGATACTCCTATCGCTCGTGATCTTTATATCCGTTTCACCCTCCACTCGATTACGGCTCCGCGCTCTATCAGTTGTAAGGGGGATGGTAGAAAAAGTACCGGGGAAATCATCGCTACTCTGTACGGCACAACTGAATGACCAATCATTCACGCGGCCGCAACGCCCCAATCCCGCCTCAACCTTACCCCGGTAACACTGACACCTTTACCGGGGCTTTCTCATGGAATGCGCCGCGACCAGCGATTGCTACTGCTGCCGGTGAGAAACCGATAAGTGAGGATCTATTCAGTCGTTTTTCACAAATCAATGAGCCAGTTCCGCGTGCGCGGCGTGTTATGCGCCGCCTTGAGTCACTGCCTCACTATATCCGTCGCTACTACACCCAACGAGTGGAGAACATCAAACAAAACAGCGGAGCCAAACGAGCCAATAGCTACTTAATTAATTCTATTGAAAAGTACCTATTGCCGCGTGTGGACTGTGTAACAGAGCAATATCAAATTGATATTCAATCCGGTGTATTACTGCCTTTCTATGATGATTTTCGCCGCATTCCTTACTACGGTAAGCGCGAGATCAAACGTCTGGCCTATCGCCTGTCAGATTGTATGACTGGCGAGTTTATCCGCGAATATGATTACCAAATAGCTTTACCCGACGGTGATATGGAAACCGCTATTGTTTCCGGTTATGGCTATATTGGTTTTTTGGCGCGCCAACTCAATACCAGTGCACCGGGCTGGGAACTATACGAAAGCCAAACCATGACAGCGAACGAAGCATTGCGCGCAATTGCCCGTATTGAGTCCCCTTCATGGTGGTTACGCCGTCTGAAGCATATCCATGACCAGTGGCGTGAACACCTGATGATTGCAGCGGGTTATGTGCACGCCAAATCAGCGCCCTATTGCAGTGATCCCGCCCTCAAAGAATGGCAAGCACAGAAGAAATCTAACCGTGAATTTCTACAGGCGTTTGAGTTAGAAGATCAAGAAAATGGCAACCGGATTTCACTGGTTGATAAATACGACGGCAGCATAGCTAATCCGGCGATCCGCCGTTGCGAATTAATGACCCGAATGCGCGGCTTTGAAGATATCGCGGAACAAGAGAATTTAGCCGGTGATTTCTATACCTTAACTGCGCCGTCAAAATTCCATTCCATGTATAACAGTGGCAAGCGCAACCATAAATGGCGTGGTGCCAGTCCACGGCAAACACAAAAGTATTTATGTCGTATCTGGTCACAAGTTCGTGCCGCGTGGAAACGCGCCGGTATACGAGTATTTGGTTTTCGTGTGGCGGAACCTCACCATGACGAAACACCCCACTGGCATATGCTGTTGTTTATGTTGCCCACCGATATCGAACTGGCCCGCGATATTTTTTGCACCTATGCCCGCTGGGAAGATTCGGAAGAGCTGCAATCGCAAGATGCGCTTAAAGCCCGTTTTCATGTGGTACCTATTGATAAAGAACTGGGTAGTGCCACCGGCTACATTGCCAAATATATATCAAAGAATATCGACGGTTATGCGCTCGATGACGAGCTGGACGACGAAAGCGGTAAACCACTGAAGGAAACAGCCAAGCGCGTCAGTGCCTGGGCGTCCCGTTGGCGTATTCGCCAGTTTCAACAAATAGGTGGCGCACCGGTCACGGTATACCGTGAATTACGCCGTTTGCGCGATAAGGAGCTGCGTTTATTCCCAGAGATATCACCGGCACAAGTTGCTGCTGACGAGGGTAACTGGGCGGGTTATACCCTCGCGCAAGGCGGCCCGCTGGTTGCCCGTAAAGATTTGCGTGTAAGGCTCAATTACGACATCACCGAGAACGGCAACGATTACGGGGATAACGTCAGCCGGATCACTGGCGTTTTCGCCCCTGAATCCGGTTCTAATTCAATTATCTATACCCGCACCACCACTTACAAAATTGTCCCTAAAATCAAAGCTGACGCGGATTTTTCTGTTGACGTTCAGGGCGGCCCCCCGCCCCTTGGAGTTCTGTCAATAACTGTACGCGGTAGCGATCCTCAACCGGTAAAATCGGATGAAAACACCCCGCCAGCCGCAGAATTTAGTTATCCCAAACTGCCCAAGAACGCCACAGCCAAGCAGATAAAGCGCTATCACCAGCAAACCAGCCAGCTTTTTGAGAATATGGGACGTAAGGAACGACGAGAACTGGCCGAACGTATCCGCAATGAAGGGAATCAAGGTAGAAAAACGCCTGATAATAGCGAGGTTAAAAAAGCAGACATAGCAGCTCAGTATCAGCCTGTCGGTGAGTTAGCGGATCAGATGCTGAGTTTCCTGCGAAAAATTGGCATAGAGCCGGAATGAACGGTGACCTATCCGTTTTGAAAACATGCAATACTCTCATACAGAAATCTACGATTTTGTCAGGGATGTTTACTATTTAGCAAAAAATTAAGAAATACTATTACATATTGAGCTATTAAAATGTAATATGATATATATTACTTAGTAACGTTTTATTACTATTTAAAATTGAATTATTTTACTTTTTGGGAGTTGATAAATTGGATATAAAAAGATTTTCTATAAAGGGTTTATATGATGAGCGCGATATAGATTTGCAATTTGATAGCAATATAAAAATATTAGTTGCAGAAAATGGTTATGGGAAAACCACAGTATTAAATGCTCTTTATTCTATATTATACTTTGACTTAGTTAAATTAAGAAAGATATCATTTAGAAAATTAGAGCTTGAGTTTCAAGATGGTGATAGCTTTTATATAAATAAAGAGGATTTAGGTGTAATCCCAAAAGAATTAGATAGCAATAGCAGTCTTATTAGACATGTTAAGTCAGAATTGAATAGTAATGAATTCGAACACTTAATAAATGAGTACTTCTCCGTTCCACAGGAAATTTTAGTTACATCTAAAATCTTTAATTTAGTCAGGCATCGTACAGGAGTGCCATCGAAAGTTCTAATTACGCTATTAGATAATTACTTCAGTGGCTCATCAACACAAGTGAGTAATAAGGCACGAAAAACACTATTAAAAATAAATAATAAAATAAATGCTAGTGCTATGTACTTACCCACATATAGACGAGTAGAGGAAAATATAGACCCGAAGAACTCTCGTAATAATATTACTAGTTCATCAATTAAAGAAAAAAACATAATTGATGATAGTATATCATTTGGAATGAATGACGTTGTTAAGCAGATAAATAAGATTACTCAAGAGATACTTACCTCTTCTATAGAATGGTTTTCCAAAGTAAATGGTGAAATGTTAAGTCAGCTAGTTGAAGGCTTTAATGTAGATTCCAATTTAAAAGAAAGTGTCAAAAATCTAGAGGCAGTTAAAATTGTCTTAGATAGGATTGGAAATAATATTCAAAGTGGCTATAAAGAGAGAATATTAGAGCTAATCAGTACTGGTGAAATACTTAACGATCATGACCCCTTGATTTATTTCATAGCAAACTTAACCAAAGTTTATGAACAGCAAAAAATTAATGATAAATGTATTCAAGATTTCACTGAAGTATGCAATAAATACTTAGGTGACAAAATGATTAGATATAATGAAAGTACAGTTACCGTCGATATTATAAGAAGAAAAAATAGTAGACCAGTTGATATTGAAAATTTATCATCGGGCGAAAAACAAATAATATCCTTATTTGCTAAGTTATACTTACAAAAAGAAGACAATATTGCAATATTTTTTGATGAGCCAGAATTATCTCTTTCACTTGAATGGCAAAAAACACTCTTACCGGATATTTTAAAATCTGGAAAGTGTTCATTTTTATTTACAACAACGCATTCTCCATTCATTTTTGATAATGAGTTACGTGAACATACTGTTGACCTTGGTAATTACATTAAGGAGCTGTGATGAACCGAGTATCAATGATGGAAACAGAGGGAAGAAAGGTTACCGTGAAATTTTTCGAGTTTTCTCGAGCACATGCTAAAGATAATAATATAATTATATGCATATTTGAAGGTGAAGACGAAAAATACTTTTCACCTAGACTAACTAGTCTATTAGGAAACCATACTTGGCATGGTATAAATACTGGGGGTAAACCTGCGGTTGTAGAGCTTTATAATATCATTTCAACACATAATTTTTATAAAAATGTTAACTATTTATGCTTTATTGATAGAGATTTTGAAGATTGGTTCAATAATCCAAACTCTGAATTAATCTACATAACACCTGGATATTCAATTGAAAATTTTTACGTTACTGAAACCTGTTTTAGGCGTATATTATCTGCTGAGTTTGGAGTCAGTGAATTTAATGAAAATTCATCAGATTACAATCAATGCATGATGAAGTACAACAATCTCATGAGTGAGTTCATTAGCTGTATCTCAACTTTTAATTACTGGGTTAAATCTCACCGTATAATGAAGAGAGATGATAACACTATACCTAAATTGAATGTGAGAAATATAAAAACATTAGACTTAATTTCTATAAATTTGGATTCAGTTTCTATCAATTATAATGTGTCATCAATTAATTCTGTATTCAAAGATGCAACAGATATATCTATCCCACCGAATATCTACGAAGAAGCAAAGAATACACTCCCATTAGATAAAGGACATATCCTATTTCGAGGAAAGCAAAACTTAGATTTCATTAGAAATTTCCTGATGAAATTGAAAGAAGATAGAGTTAGCAGTTCTCCTACATTGTTCTCCAGTAAAGGTAATGTACGACTAGCTCTATCGAAAGAAAATGCCATTTCTGAACTATCACAGTATGCAGATACCCCTGAGTGTCTTCAAGTTTTTATGAAAAGTTTTCTTGAGAAAAAGAAAATAGACATACAGAGATAAAGTAATTACAAGTCCCATTTTTGACCTAAAACGGGACTTATAATTCATTGGGTATTTAAGAGATATTTTGCTTCCTCCAATTATCAATAGCAGTTGGTAATCTATTCGCTGGTGCATTTGCTTGCCATTCATCCCAAAAATCAATGGTTCCACTATTTGGTTTATTTATTGGTGTATCAATTCTAATTCTACTAGGTAATAAACTTGCATCTCCAACAACAAGAGCCTCTCCTGTATCAAGCGTTGGTAATATATCGCTAAATCCACCTAAGCTATCAGGGAGTAATTTTTTAATAACATTTTGATCATCAGAGTTTGTTAACCTCATTGATACAAAGTTACTACATTGACTAAGCATAGTCTTATTAACCTCTGATGGGCGTTGGCTGATCACAACTAAACTCACCCCATATTTACGGCCTTCTTTTGCTATCCGTTCAAATATATCTATTGATATATCGTCAGCTGATGATGCTGCACTTTTTTGTGGTATATATAAGTGTGCCTCATCACAAATAAGTGCAACTGGATGTCTTAACTCTGAAGGTGTCCATTGTTGAACAGAAAATGCAATTCGAGCAACAAGTGATACAATTAGTGGTAATATATCAGAGGGAACTTCTGAGAAATTTATTATTTTAACACCCTGTAACTCATTTTCAGAACTGCTCCCTAAAAGAGCTGATGTTAAACTTTCTAACCAACTAAATTCTAATGTCTCACCTCCACCCTGAAATAGAAATCCAAGTCGCCTGTCAGATATTTTATTTTCCAGTCTCGATATCATTCTTGATAGCTTGGAGTTAAACTCCCCTTGTTTTTCTGTTCCAGCCCTAGCCCCTGGAACCATCTCTATATTTATTCTATTTAAAGAATCCAGTAAGTCAGTCAAGCTAAATGGAACAGGACTATCCACTGTGAAGTTATTTAATATGTCGGCATGCCCCCCATTATGTAAATATGTCTTTTTAGCCTCATTAACTTCACGAGCCATGATCATGGCCTGATTTGGAGCATTTTGATCAGTTCTGTCGACGAATAAGGATACAAGAGCTTCATAAGAAAGTAACCAATAAGGTAAATAAATCACATTATCATCAAGGTTTCTCCTATTCTCAATATCAGCAGGCCCCGCAACCTTGAAGTGCTTTATTCCTACACTAGTTAATGGTGAATATTCCCCATGTAAATCAAAAACAATAGCATTGGCAGCACCTAGTCCGGCAACCTGTTCAATTATCTTAGCTGTAGTCCATGATTTTCCCGAGCCAGTACTTCCACCTATAAAAGCATGCCTCTGGAAAAATTTATTACCATTTAAATATGCTATTGCACGCTCATCTAGTGTATATTTACCTAATGTTAGAGATGTGCCATCAGCTGCAGCGCTAGAAATTACTCTCATAAAGCTAGTAAGAAAGTCGCCCTCTAAAGAAAAACAATTTGCATCGATTTCAGGAACACTCTCTAAGGTTCGTCTAAAAATATTATTTTTCTCACCAACTCTATCAATAAAAGTTCCTATTAAAGCAATTTTACATAAGTTAAGTTCTTTATTTTCATCATCAACATCATCACCTTGTATTTCGGGTTTTAATGATAAATTCTTTTTTCTAGTAACCTGAGTTATTAATCCTATTAAATGTTGACCTGGTCGACTACTTTGTAAAACAACCAATCTATTAACTTGTAACTTCTTCAAGTGCTCTATGTTTTTAACATCGATGATAACATTGCTAGTATCAACAGATGCAACCTGTCCAAGAATATCATCATCTGCAAACTCAAATAAAGCCATGATAACTCCTAAATTATAAGCTTTAAGTAACCACCCAGACTCCAACAATCATGCTCAACTGTAATTGGGCCATCATGTTGCGAGCTGTATATTATTGATTGTTGATCATTGCTACCACGCTCTATTGCTAGATATTGTTGTACTTTTTGTTTAAATAGAAAGTCTTTAACCATATCAGATAAACTGTAAGTTATAACAACAATGCTAGAATTCTCTTGCAAACACTTTTGAATAAGTTTAGGTTGAATATGAGAGTCATTAAAACCAAATCCTATACAAAGATATGAGCGCCCTCTTTGTATTGCCCTATCAGAAGAAGCAATAATATCTCTAAAAGGAAGATTATGTGTACGTTGATACTTTTCAATACCTGGTGTAACTATCTGTGGGATATATCCATCAGGAACTTTATCTAAATGCGATAGCCCACAAATAACCCTAGTAGGTGCTTCATGCCAATCTAAGGAACCATGAACCTTCCAAATATTTACCACTCTTCCCTTTAGGTTATTTTCATTCAACATTCTTCTAGTGAAACCTGTAGAAAAACCAGTAAAATGATTATAGCCAGCTTGTTCAACAGCATACTCTGCTAATCTATCATAATTTGTTGTCACTATATTTAACTCAACATGTGTTGAATTAAAAAGTGATCTTATTAATTTACTAAGAGGAAAAAAATTTTGATCTTGTAGAGATTTATTATACGTAGCTATATCTATCTCATTAATTAGTTCCCAAGTTTTTGATACTACTTGCTCCCCTAAAAAGGGAGGTAAATGAACTTGGGTTAAAGCAGACTCAAGATCTGTACCCTCACTTAAAAGAGCTGTAAATCGTGCCCAAACATCAATACAACGTTGATCATCAGAGGTACTAACTGATTTAATTAGATATTCTCCCAGAGTATTCATACTGGGTAGGCCAAAAGCAGCTGAAGCCCCACTGCCCAAAACTACCACCGGGGCTTGACTATAATAGTCCTGAGCTTGTTTTCGATAATCAAACTCATCCATAAGATATCCTTCAATGTTTTTAGTGATTTTTTTAGTGCTAATGCATGTTAACGTTCAGAGCATTAAAATTATATGACCTATCTTGCATTAGCTATATTTAACTATTAAATCCTGCACAAGTTTGCACAATATTTTTGATGCTATTTCGCCCCTTTCAGCCCAGTTCTGGCGCGGCCTGCCGCCACTTGCACAAATGCACAAAAAACGCCCCTTTTTGCGTGCAGGCGTGGAGGGGAGACAATCGCGCGCTGAAGGGGCTGGGGGAGGTCGGGCACCTCCGGCTGATGCTCCGCCTGTGGGTCATGGTGATGTGCATTCATATGATGGGTGTCGTGATCGGATACGTCAGGCGTGCGCCTCGCTACGGGGCGCACAGAGCGTTACAACGTGATCGGGGAATTGCACGCGGCGCGGGGCGCGCCGGTGTGGATGTGGATGAAAATTATTGAATGAATCCGTAGGGGTAGGCTTAAACCTCGGCCAGTGCGTAGGGGTTGAACCGGAATACCTCAACACCCAGCCAGTCATTCAGGGCTTTCAGATCTTCCATGATGGGGTACAGCTCATTGATGGCGAACACCTTCGCGGCCTTCTCGACATCCCCAAAGCCGCTGGTATTGGTCGGCATGATCCCCATCAGCTGGGGCGGTACGCGGTGCGCGGCCATCAAGTCATCGCGGGTCACGTTCTTGACGCCGTTAAACTCATCTTTAGCGGTTATCTCACTGAACGGCATGATTTGCAGGCCGTCTTTCTTCCCGCCTGCCGCGTACACGAATACGTTCTTGAAAGCCCCCTTCCCCCTGGCATCGGTCAGGGTGCGTTTGAGTGCCTGCACATCGGTATCGTTCTGCATGGCATCAGACAGATAAACAATCACCCCGGCATGACTGCCATTAATATAATACTTGCGCCGGAACAGCGTGGCGTCCTCATTGAGTAACGCCGACGGGATGGCGGCCAGATACCCCGGCAAGCCGTAGATTTCCTGATGGATATCCGGCTCGGCCAGATGGAACACCGAACCTGGCGCAAAGGCATAATCCTGTTTTACCTCGGTCACAAACCAATACTGATCCAGATTAGTACCGCGCCGCATATATTTGGCTGGGACATGTTTCAATGCCAGCGGGCCACCCAGTCGATTCTTGCGCAATTCAAGGTAGGCATTACCAAACACCAGAAAATCCTGCACAAACGCACCGGCATCGGCGCGGGAAAGCAATGGGTGCGGACGATAGCAACTCATCAGTACCCGACGTTTAAAATTGAGCGGTGACTGATGGTGAATAGCCGAATGAAAAATGCGGGCCAGCCCGTAAAAACTGATCGGGGTTTCGTACCAGTCCCCGTTATGGGCGCATTCCATGCAATCCAATAAATCGCGCTGATCCAGTACCGGCGTAGGGTCACCAAAGGTAAAAGACTCCATAGACGATATGTGCTGTTGGGCGGGCGGTGCATCCGTTGTGACGGCTGCGGGTAACGTTGTATTCATTTCCACGGTTAAAACTCCTGAACAAAGCCGCCGCCGGTGCTGCCGGTTTCTGCGCCAATCGGTTCGTTTTGCAATGCGTGCATGATGGCCCAGGCCACGTCGCCGTGGCTGGCCCCTTTGGAACGGTCGGACACGTAAGTCACCATTCCGCCCGGTGTCACTGATTTACGGATGGTCATAAATGACTGAGCAATCACACTTAGCCCAGCGTCATACTCAAAGCGGCCACGGCGCATCACCATTTGCGCCTTGAGTACCAGGGCGGATTTCACGCTGATGCTGTAGACAAATTTCACCGCCGCCGGGAAGAATCCCAGCACAATCGTATGTACGGCACCGCCAATGCCGGTGCCATCAATACCGATGAACTGCACATTGTAGCGCTGGGTCATTTTCCTGATTTCCTCCGCCTGAAGTTCAAACGGCAACCCACGCAGCTGGATGGCTTCCAGCACGCGGAACTTGCCCCCTTCGACCTGTGGCGGCGCAATAGCGACCAGTCCGGCGCTGTCGCCCCCTTCGCTTTCGCCGTTGGGGTCATAGCCAATCCACACCGGTGTATTACCCAGCGGTCGCGGTGAATACGGCCGCCAGTCGTCCCACACGCCTGCGTTCCAGCCATCCACCCCGCAGTTAATCAACTCACTGTAAGAGAACGGCCGTTCACCGTTGGTGATGGGTTGGCACATGTACAGGTTGTTGAATTCATCCGGGGATTTCTTGGCGATCAGATCGTCAACGTCGATACGATCAAAACCCAGTGCGGCGGCATCTTTGACGGTCACAATCTGCTTCCATTGCATATCTGCGCAAATCTTGCCGTTTTTCAGGTTCTTGTGCGTGATATCGATATTGACCTGGTCGGCCTTTTTGCGGCCATCGTTGAACAGGTCGCCCGACCAGAAGCGCCAGGCTTCGTGCTCTTCACTGGATACAGTAGAGAAATAGGTTTCAATCAGCCCAATTTGGGTCGCCATACCGGCGGCCACGCTGCGCAGGTTGATAAAATTACTGGTCCAGAAATATTCGTCAAAATACAGGTTGCCGGTATACGACTGCGCCGACGCGGCCGCAGTGCCGAGGAAATGCAGCTCGGCCCCGTTGGACAACATAATCGGATCGCCCTTCAGCTCGACACCCACCTCAGCGGCAAACTTGATAATGAAACGTTTGAACTGATGCGCCTGGGCGCGGGAGGCGGACAGGAATATCTGATTGCGGCCGGTTTCCAGTGCATCGATCAGCGCTTCGCGGGAAAAATACCAGGTCGCCCCAATCTGGCGCGACTTGAGGATATGCCTAAATTATCCAAGTTTTTCCGCGTTGCCGTTGAAGGAGCCGCCGCAGATGGCCGCACGATTAACCGTCAGGATCTGGAAGATATCGCGCTGACCTATAACCCAACGGTTTTTGGTGCCCGCGTCGATCTGGAACACTATAAAAGCCTGATGCCTGATAGCGTATTCCGCTGCTATGGCGATGTGACAGCTGTCAAGACTGAAGAGATCAGCGACGGCCCGTTGAAAGGCAAGCTGGCGTTGCTGGCGCAAATCAATCCCACGGATGAAATGCTGACGCTCAATAAGAGTCGTCAAAAGGTCTACACCTCAATCCAGTTTTCCCCCAACTTTGCCGACAGTGGTCGCGCTTATCTAAAGGGACTGGCCCTAACCGATAACCCAGGCAGTCTGGGTAAGGAAATGATCCAGTTCTGTGCGCAACAGGTTGCCGCCGGTAAGCCACATCCGTTAGCCGGTCGCAAACAATCTGATGATTGCCTGTTTACCGCGCTGGAAGAAACCTTGATTGAGTTCGATGAAATCCAGCCAGTAGACGATACCAGCAAGAAATTCACCGAGCAGATTAAAGACCTGCTATTTGGTGCAAAACGCAAGACCGACGGCAATCTGGACGATATTCGTCAGGCGGTGCAGGTGATTGCCGAAAGCCAGAAAACCGTATTGGAAACCCAGCAACAATTTACCGCCAGTCGGCAGGAAGTCGCTGACCTGAAAGGCCAACTGTCCCAGTTGTCTACCTCGTTTGCCTCACTGACAACCAAGCTGCAAAACGAAGATAGTCAGCACACCAGCCGACCACCGGCCAAAGGTGGCCCGGAAGGCGGCACCGACGACGTTATCGACTGCTAAATCGCCCTATTGAATGCACAGGAATGAAGAACATGAGAAATGAAACGCGTGATAAATGGGACGAATATCTGTCCGCACAGGCCCGGCTCAACAGCTTGCCGCTGGATCGGGTTACCAAACAATTTACGGTCGCGCCCGCCGTAGCCCAAACGCTGGAAGATAAAATTCAGCAATCCAGCGATTTTTTAAAACGTATCAACATTAACCTGGTGCCTGAGCAGGAAGGCCAGCGCATTGGTATTGGTGTCAGTGGCCCGATTGCCAGCCGCAACACCTCCACCACGGTGCGCCGTGAGCCGAATTCACCGGAAACCATTGAAGATAATGGCACGTACCGTTGCGAACAGACCAACTCTGACACTTATATCAGCTATGCCCGTCTGGATGCGTGGGCCGGTAAACGTGACTTTAAAACCCGCGTCACCAACCAGATCATTACCCGCCGCGCACTGGATCGCATCATGATTGGCTTTAACGGGAAGTCAGTGGCGGCCAGGTCAGATATTACCGCTAACCCGTTATTGCAGGACGTGAATATCGGCTGGCTGGAAAAATACCGTCTGTTTGCCCCTCAACGTGTGATGGCTGATGTGATGGTATCCACCCGCGATGAGGACAACAAACTTATCACCAGGGGGCAGTATGGCAACCTTGATGCACTGGCCTTTGATGCCGTCAACAGCCTGATCGACCCGTGGTATCAGGACGACACCGGCCTGATTGTTATCTGTGGCCGCAAGCTGCTGGCTGATAAGTATTTCCCGGTGCTGAACACCGTCAGCGGCAGCAATCCTAATACGGAAGCGCTGGCCGGTCAGATGTTGGTATCCCAGAAACAAATCGGCGGGATGCAGACCTACCGCGCGCCGTTCTTCCCGGCTGATGCCATGTTTATCACCACGTTCGAAAACCTGGCTATTTATGTGCAGGAAGGGACACACCGCCGCACCATCAAAGAGGAACCGGAATTTAACCGCGTCACCACCTATGAGTCTGATAACGAGGCTTATTGCGCGGAGGATTACGGTTTAGGTTGCCTGATTGAAGGTATCAAAGCCGGTGAGCCGATTTAACGGTCGCCAGTTACTGACGGGCGGCCCAGCCGCCCCATTACGCCTAGGGGGCATGATGTTAACTCCAGCACAACGCCATTTCGATAAAGTGATGGCAGAACGGCGCGGCACTAAGGACGACGTGGTGCAAGGCTCCGCCTACGAACAACAGCTTTACCGGTTGCGCATTGATCAACGCCGCCTGTCGCAATACCAGTCACACATCACCCGCGCAGACATGAAGCGTGAAATGCTGCCCGCCTATGACGGTTGGATCGAGGGTGCACTGAGTGCTAACACCGGCCAGAGTGACGAGATTGTCACCACCTGCATGGTGTGGTCAGTGGATGCCGGTTTATACCGTGATGCATTGCGCCTGGCGGAATATGTCATCGGCCATAACCTGCCGATGGCGGACAAATACCAGCGCACGGCCGCCTGTTTCGTTGTCGATCAACTGTCTGAAGCCGCGTTACTGAATTTCAAAATTGCATCTACCAATAATCCGGCAATTGAAATTGATATTTTGCTGCGCCTGCAAGAACTGACGGCGGATAAAGATATGCCGGATGAGGCCCGCGCCAAGCTGCTTAAGGCTATTGGTTACACCCTGCGTCAAAGTACCAATCAGGCTGATCAGGCCTCTGCGCTTATCTGGTTGCAGCGGGCTTTGGCCGCCAACACGGATGTCGGGGTGAAAAAAGATATTGAAGTGCTAGAGCGGAATCTGAAAAAAGCCGCGCTGATTGCGGCCAGCGCTGAAGGCAGCGGCGTAACCGACAGCAAACAGACCACAACAACCGACGTTACCGCAGTCAGTGGGGCTGATGTGGTCGCCACTCTACCCGATACCCCAGCCGTGACCGCAGAAGTCCCCGCCAGCACACCGGCGAAACCGGCCAGCAAAACCAAATCCGCTACCGCTGCCAAAAAACCGGCGGCCAAAGCCAAAACAAACACGGTACGCGCCAAACGTACCCCCTGAATCGTGCCCCGCACGTCGGGCGGCACGCGGGAATAAGGCTTACCCCTGATTACCGCGTCCACCGCCCATTTTATTGATGGTGATGCTATGAGTTTTCTCGCCAAAGAGCCGGTACACCCGGCAAGCCCACCGGAAGGGCCGGACGTGACGATCGCCAGCGCGCCGTTTTGGCCGGAGATCTCGCTAGGTGATTTACGCAAAGTGATGCGTCTGGGCGGCAACGTTACTGCCGAACGCCTGAGAGAAGCGGTGATCGAGGCCATCAGTAACACCAACGGTCAGTTACGGGTATGGCGTACCGAACAGGAAGCGGCTGGCGTGATGAAACTGGAAGATGTCGAGTCTGAGAAGGTTGACGGTGAATCTATGCGGGTACAGCGTTACCGCCGGGCGGTTTACTGCCATACCAAAGCCAATCTGACCGAGCGTTATCGCGATATGGATACTACCGGCGACGGCAATAAACGGGCGGATGCCCTCGACCCACAAATTACCGACCTGTGGCGGGATGCCCGCTGGGCCATCAGTGATGTGCAAGGCCGTGAACGCGGCATTGCCGAGTTGGTGTAAATGCGTGTTCAGGCGCAACAGTATGACACCGTTGACGCCCTGTGCTGGCGTCATTATGGCCGCACCGAAGGTGTCACCGAGGCGGTTTATCGGGCCAATCCGGGATTGGCCGAGTTGGGGCCGATACTGCCAACCGGCTACTGGCTGGAATTGCCCAACACCACCGCACCGGCACAACAAAATATTATTCAGCTGTGGGACTAATCGCCACAGCCACGGCTCCCCAAAGGGGGTAATGGACATGAAAATGCCAGAAAAAGATCCAAGTTGGCTAGGTGCGGCACTGGCCTTTTACTCCGCCCATTCCACTATGATAAACGGCTTTTTTGTCGCCTTTATTGTGGCGTTTCGTCGCGTAGTGTGGGGCGGCGGCAAGTTACGTGAAGGGATTGGTGAAGGTGTGGTGTGTGGTTTGGTCGGCGTCAATATCGGCCCGGTCATTTCCCCCATGCTGATCCGGCTTATTGATGCTATTCCCTGGCTAAACGGCGCATTAACTCAGGTCGCCGCCGGGAAAGTAGAAATATTTATCAGCTGTTTAATTGGGCTGATTGGCCTACAGGCCATTCGCGAACTGGTCTTCAAAGTTATCAATAAAAAGGCGGGAACCCCTGATGCCAAACAATAAGTTTATTTTCGGCAAAGTCAGCGAAACCAACTTGATCGGCGTGCATCCTGATTTGGTCAAGGTAGTACGCCGGGCGCTGGAGCTGACCCCGATTGATTTTAAAGTCATTGAGGGCCGCCGCACACTGGAACGCCAGCGCCAACTGGTCAAAGACGGTGCCAGCCAGACAATGAATAGCCGCCATTTAACCGGCCATGCGGTGGATATCGTGCCATTGCCGGACGGTAAGGTCAGTTGGGAATGGAAATATTTCTATCCCATGGTCGACGCCATGAAACAGGCCGCCGCCGAGCTGGGGATCGCCGTGGAATGGGGCGGTAACTGGACAACTTTTAAAGACGGCCCGCATTTTCAATTGCCCGCCCGTCAATATCCGGGTTAATCCATGTCAATTATCAATACGGCCCCACTCGCCTGGACAGTTGCCGCCGCCTTATTGGTCGCCGGTGGCGTACAAACTTATCGTTTGTCTGAGGCTCGACAAGCAGTGATTGACCAGCAAACGGCCGAAACAGCCAGTAAAAACGGCCAGCTTATCGCCCTGGCACTGACCGCCAATGCCAACAATCAGGCACAGGCGCAGTTACGCCAACAAGTTGCGAATGCGGATCAGTTGCTGGCGCAACGCAGCAGCCAGCTTAAGAGGTTATACCGTGAAAATGAAACGTTACGCCATTGGGCTGATACTCCCCTGCCTGATGATATTATCCGGCTGCGCCGACGGCCCGCCCTCACCGGGGCCACAGATTACCGTCAATGGCTGTCCGACAGTCACGCCCTGCCTGTTTCCGGCGGCCAGCCCGCAAACTAACGGCGATTTAAACGACGATATCGACCAGTTAGAAGCGGCTTTACACGCCTGCGCGGCGCAGGTTGATACCGTACTGACCTGCCAGCAAGGAATGCCCGATGCTAAAACCTAATCTGCTGCGCACCGCACTGAGTCAGGCGGTGCCTTATCTGCGAGAGAATCCCGACAAGCTGGCTATCTGGCTAGATAAAGGGACAATCGTCGCCACCGGGCAAAAATCGCTGTCATTCGAATATCGCTATACCGCGCACGTTATCGTGATGGATTACCCCTACAGCATGGACACGGTTACCTTGCCCGCCATGCTGTGGATACACCGCCATCAGCCGGATTTGATTTTTAATCCCGACCGGCGCAAAACCGGCTTTACCTTTGAGGCGGATATTCTCAATAACACCACCGCCGATATTGTGCTGCACATTGAGCTGACCGAGGCGGTCAAAGTGGCAGACGTCAACGATAAGCTGGAACTCACCCACCTTGACGAGCCGGACGACCCGCGCGGCGATATGCTGGCAGCCTGGGAGATGGCCGCCGCCAACACGCCATGGGTGGGCTGATATCGAGCACAGACAAAAATGACTGTGTTGGCCACAGACAAAAAGAGGCGCTATGGATAACGAATTTCAGGAACTGGAACAGTATTTACAACGCCTGATTAATCGCGGAAAATCGGGCGCACGGCATAAATTAAGCCGGGACATTTCCATCACCCTGCGCCGTGGTCAGCAACAGCGTATCCGTCAGCAATTAAACGCCGACGGCTCCCCGTACACCAAACGCAAAGACAGCATTAAAACCGTGCAAAAACGCCTGCGGTTTATTTACCAGGGCACGGTGCGCGACCTGAAAAACTGGTCGGGCAATAAGCGCCAGATAACCGGCTGGGATAATGACCGTAATGCTATCCGCACCTTTAACCGTGTCGATATTGACCGGTTTTTATCGGTCGAGGCGGAGGCCACCACTAAACGCACCAGTAAAAAACAGCCGATGTTTCGCCGCTTACGCAATGCCACATTCTTACGCCTTCAGGCACTGCCCGATTCTGCCGGTGCCGGTTATACCGGTGTCGCAGCTAAAATTGCCCAGATACACCAATACGGCGGCACCGACCAGGTGAACCCGTATGTGAAAGCGGACTATCCGGCCCGCCAATTGCTCGGCATCACTCCCAAAGACAGCGATAACGTGATCAGTCAGGTATTTGATTTTATCGCCCAGCCATAAGCTGCGGTCAGGGTGAAAAACTCCGCAAGATCGCGTATATTTGTTTCATTCGCATTCTATACGCGCTCCCGGAGATGGTAATGGCTACTGTAATGTCGAGCCTGGCTGAGAAAAAACAGTACTTTGATCGTGTGAAGTTAGACAACTATCGACAAAGTATGCGTTTGGAAGGCCTGAACAGCTCGAATCAAACCCTGCCAGCGTCAAAGAATGAAAGGGCTAAACTGAAACAAAACTTGATTAATAAATATGCCGCTAAAAGCCAGCAGAGTTCGCGGTGAATAGCGATAAATACGGCGACGGCCCAGATCCTTACACTTATCCGAACAGTCAGGTGTTAATCAATAAATTCGGCATTACTGATGATGACCAGTTTATTGAGATGGAAAAAGATTTTTCCGAACTGGCGATTATGGATATCGAATTTAGCCCGCCACCCTATGATTTACTTTACTGGCGCTCACTGCATCAAGCCCTATTTGGCGATATTTATCATTGGGCCGGAGAGTTGCGCACCATTGATATTTCCAAAGGCAACACCCGATTCTGCAATACCAATCGTATTGAACCTGAAGCGAACCGGCTATTTAGCCAACTGGCGCAAGAGCATTATCTGGTTGGCCTGCCCTATGATTCGCTGATTGTAAAGCTGGCGGAATACTATTCAGACCTAAATGTTATCCACCCTTTCCGTGAAGGCAATGGCCGGGCGCAGCGGTTACTGTTCGAACATATGGTTATCAACTGCGGCTTTCAAATCTCCTTTGCTGGCATAAGCCCCGATGAATGGATTCAAGCCAATATTGATGGCTACCATTGCCGTTATCAACGTATGACTGAGTTATTTTCTCGCTGTATTAGCTAATACTAGGTCGCTATTCCCCGCTAAAAGTTGTCACAGTCCCCTTACAACTACCGCGCGTTGTGCCTCTGCCCGCGCGCGTAAACAATACCGTTACGCTGAATAACGAGTATTGACCACCATGACCAACGCCGAAATCTATCGCCTGATAATGAATCTGATCCGTTTCGGTATCGTGGAACAGGTGAATTTAACCCTTGATCCGCCCATGGCCCGCGTGCGCTGTGGTGAATTACTGACGGACTGGTTGCCGTGGTCTGCCCGTCGCGCCGGAAACGCCCGCACCTGGTGGCCGCCGACCGAAGGGGAACAGGTGATTATTTTGGCCGCTGGCGGTGAACTGTCCGCCGGTGTGGTTATTGCGTCTCTGAACCAGAAAAGCATTCCTGCCCCGACGACGGCCGCCAACACCCAGCACACCGCCTACCCTGACGGCGCGGTCATTGAGTACAACGCCGACACCGGCGCACTGAAAGCCACCGGCATTAAAACCGCCACCCTTGACGCGGGCGAATCCATCCAGGCCACCGCGCCAGAAATCACCTGTAGCGCCTCGGTAAAAATCACACTGGATACGCCGAAAGTGGAATGCACCAACAACCTGACCACGGCCACGCTGAAAGTGACCGGTGGCGGCCAGATGAGCGGCAATATTGAACACACCGGCGGCGCGTTCTCATCCAATGGCGTGGTGATTGATAGTCATGACCACGGCGGCGTGCAGCGTGGTGGCAGTAACACAGACGGGCCAAACACATGATGTATTTAGGTATGAACGCCCAAACGGGGCGGCGCATTACCGATATGGATCATATTACCCAGTCAATTACCGACATTGTGACCACGCCAGTCACCACCCGGTGTATGCGGCGCGGCTATGGCTCTTTGTTGTCTGACCTGATAGACGACCCGCAGAACCCGCTGTTGCGATTGAAAGCCATGTCAGCGGCCTACAGCGCCATCATGCGTTGGGAGCCGCGAATCGTACTCACCCGCGTGATATTAGCGGAACCGAACGCGGGAAAGATGACACTGGAACTTCACGGCCAGCGTACCGATCTGGCTGACACGTTTAATCTGGCGATCCCGATTGGGGGTGATGCATGAATGTGATTGACCTGTCCCAGTTGCCCGCTCCTTTGGTGGTTGAATCGCGGGATTATGAAACTTTACTGGCCGAGAGAAAGGCGGCCTTTATCGCCTTGTATCCCCTTAATGAACAGGACGCCGTCATGCAAACGCTGACCCTTGAATCAGAACCCATCACCAAGTTATTGCAGGAAAGTACTACCGTGAGCTGGTACTGCGTCAACGGGTTAATGAGGCCGCACAGGCGGTGATGGTGGCCTATGCCAACAGTAGCGATCTGGATCAGTTGGGGGCCAATAATAACGTCAGTCGTCTGGTCATTACTCCGGCCAACAATGAGGCCATTCCGCCGGTGGCGGCGGTGATGGAGTCCGATACTGATTTTCGTCTGCGCATTCCGCAAGCCTTTGAAGCCCTGAGTGTTGCCGGGCCGACCGGAGCCTATGAAGCCCACGCCCGCAGCGCTGACGGTCGTGTTGCTGATGCCTCAGCGCTAAGCCCGTCACCGGCTTGTGTCACCGTCACCGTGCTGGCGCGGGCGGGAAATGGCGAAGCCTCGCCGGAACTGCTCGACGTTGTTCGCACAGCGCTGAATGACGAGGACGTGCGACCGGTGGCTGACCGCGTTACCGTCCAGTCAGCGGCAATTGTCGATTACCAGATTGACGCCGTGCTCTATATCTATCCGGGGCCGGAAGCCGAACCGGTGCGCGCTGCTGCACAAACAAAACTGGAGACGTATATCAATACTCAGCGCCGCCTCGGTCGCGATATCCGCACCTCAGCCATTTATGCCGCGTTGCATGTTGAGGGTGTGCAACGTGTCGAGCTGAATGCACCGGCAGCTGACGTGGTACTCGACAAAACGCAGGCCGCCTACTGCACCCGCGCCGTGCTGACAATAGGGGGAACTGATGAATAACCGACTGTTACCGGCCGGATCATCCCCGCTGGAAATAGCCGCCGCTCAGGCTTGCGCGCAGCTGGGTGACGTGCCGGTGCCCTTGCGTCAGTTATGGAATGCTGATCTGTGTCCGCTGCCCCTGTTGCCCTATCTGGCGTGGGCCTGGTCGGTTGATCGCTGGGATGAAAGCTGGCCGGAAGCGACTAAGCGCGCAGTGGTGAAATCCTCGGCTTACGTACACAAACGCAAGGGCACCATAGGCGCATTACGTCGTGTGGTTGAACCGCTCGGCTATCTCATTCGGGTGATTGAGTGGTGGAAAACCAACGAAACGCCCGGCACCTTTCGCCTTGATGTCGGCGTGTTGGAAACCGGTATTACCGATGAAATGTATTTTGAACTGGAACGGCTGATTTTTGATGCCAAGCCATGCAGTCGCCATCTGATTGGTCTGTCCATCAATCTGGATGTATCCGGCAGTATTCCGGTCAGCGTTGCCTGCTACGACGGTGACGAGCTGACCGTTTACCCCTATTTACCTGAAACCATTACTGTGACCGGCCAGAGTTACACCGGCGGCGCACTTCACATTATTGACAGCCTGAGCGTGAACCCATGACAACAAAATTCTTTGCTGTACTCACCAATTTAGGGGCGGCCAAACTGGCGAATGCAACAGCCCTCGGCACCCAGTTGCAAATCACCCAGATGGCTGTTGGGGATGGCGGCGGCACATTGCCACTACCGAACGCCGCACAAACGCAACTGATTGGTGAAAAACGCCGCGCGGCGTTGAACTCATTAAGTATTGATGCGGCCAACAGTAGCCAGATTATTGCGGAACAGGTTATTCCTGAAACGGAGGGCGGGTGGTGGATACGTGAAATTGGGTTGTTGGATAAAGACGGTGTATTAATTGCCATTGCCAACTGCCCGGAAACCTATAAGCCCCAATTGCAGGAAGGCAGCGGCCGCACGCAAACCGTGCGTATGGTATTGATTGTGAGCAGCACCGACGCGGTCACGTTAAAAATTGATCCGTCGGTGGTATTAGCCACGCGCAAGTATGTTGACGATCAGGTGATTATCGTAAAAGCCTATGCTGATAATCTGTTAGTGGAGCATGAGAAATCACGCAATCACCCGGATGCCAGCAAGACAGAAAAAGGCTTTGTGAAATTAAGCAGTGCCACAACCAGCGATAGCGAAGTGTTAGCCGCTACGCCGAAAGCGGTCAAGACGGTTTCCGAGGCGGCGGCCAAAGCACTGGATGACCATAGCAAAGCAGAAAATCCACACTCTCAATATTTACAGATTGCCAAACTGTTATCTGAAATTAAAGACAAGGGGCCGGAAGCGGTTGCACAGGTTCTGGCTAATCTCGGCTTGGGTGATGCGGCAAAACGTGGGGTTGGTAACGGTGAAAATCAAATACCGGATATGAGTTTTTTCCAGTCAGGCACCGGCTGGCTTAAATTGCCCGATGGCACAATAATCCAGCGGGGTACGGCAATAGCAGCAGGGCCAACCAACACGAATGTATTCACTATTACAGCAGTAAAATATCCAATCCCTTTTACTCGCGAAAGTTTTGCTGTGGGTTCATTAAATACCGGTGTTAAAACGGGTGATTTTGTCAACGTCTCGTTAGAGGGACAAACGCTTACGGGATTTTCGTTTTATTACGCCTCGCCATCATCGTCAAACCCGATACTTAAATGGATCGCCATAGGAAAATAATGATGAATACTTACTATTGGTCAGCCAAAAATAATGCCTTTTTCCCTATGCTCACCAGCACAAATTATGAAAAAGCTGGCTGGGATTTATCAGATGCCATTGAAGTGAACAATGAGCTATTTAATACGTTTACGGATATTCCCGCAGGAAAAGAGCGTACTGTTGATAACGAGGGTATGCCATGCTTTATTGATGCAATAGCGATAGTGCCACCTGAACTCACTCCGGATGAACTGGCAGCTACTGCGCGCCGCTATCGTGATGCTTTTATTATTGCGACAGATTGCATGATGGTCAGCGATTATTGTATTGATGATACTCCGCTGACTGAGGCACAACGTACAGAATTGCTTGCCATCAGATCCAACTATCGCGCATGGCCGACACAAGAAAACTGGCCGTTAATTGAGTTGCCGGAGATCCCGCAATGGTTGCTGATTGAAGCGGTAAATCAAGGTTATCGCGTGTCCGTCTGGCCGCAAGAGGTTTAATAACTATGTGGCCCGTACAGACTTGCGGGCCGAATTACTCAATATATATTTTACTTATTATATTCTTTAGTTAATGGACAGTCGTAATTTATATCAAGCATATCCAGATTAGATATATTCAAGTTTGCATATTTTCTCCCATTAACTTCTTTAACAGTAGGTTTTGCATACACAAATACATAGGCTGTATGTTTTGGATTTTCAAGTATTTTTTTCAGTCTGGTGCTCACAAGTTTTTTTATTTTATAACTATTGATGAGACGATCTGTAACAAGAATAGATGCATTAGCTTTCACACCATCACAAATTAAGTCTTTCTTAAATCTTATTTTATAGCCATCATCTCCTTTCGTCCTATCAACATAAGCCCAACCATAATAAATTACAGGGTAGTTTGGTAGTTCATTTAAATCTTGATCCCAAATACACTTAAATATCCCATTATATGAGATGTCTTTTCCTCCTATATTTACTTTTCTATTTTTTAAGCTGCCATCTCTTTTATAAGCAATAAATCGACTCACTATAGAACGGACTGAGTAGATCTTATTAATATGGCCAATCTCTCTTAACCTCGCAGCTGCTTTTGCTGCTGCTGTACTTATTTTTTTAGTTGTATTCTTACCAAATTCTGATGATTTATTATCATCATAATATGAGTCAGGTCGATTTAGGATAAAGGAATCTACAACAGACTGATCTAAATTAGGTTTTTCTTCTGAAGCAGAAAAGGATGATTCATAATTTAGGTTCAATGGTTTTTTATTGAATACTTCACACTCATCAGAATGAGTTTTACCGTAAGTACGGTAATGAACAACCATTTTAATATTTTGCTGTTCTTCCGTAAGATTGGCACATGTGACCTGTGCTGCGCACCCTGAACCAGGGCACATAAAAGCACGTGGATTCGTTATAACACCAGACCAATACAAGTCCGATGCACGATAAGGGTCGATATAATCATCAGCTTCTACGCTATAGGCGATATCTAGTGACATGTTGTAACATCCTGATATAACTTGATTGTTATAACACATTATCACATTGCAAATTATCTGTTTAAAAAACATCAAGTTACATCAAGTCTGAATAGTTACTATTAAATATTATAATCAGCCTACTTAAATGGCATTAGAAAGAAAAATCCACATCGGCCAGCATTTCGCGCAAATCCTCGCTGACCTTTTCCAGACTGAGCGAAAACTCAATTTTTCGCGCCTTACCGTCTTTAAAAAACTCAGTGCGGGTTTCGCTGATGCCGGTGATGACAAACATGCCATAAATCCCGCCAGTACCTTCTATCAGCGGATAGGCTTTACCGGTGTAAGCCATGGTGCGCAGTGCCGCCAGTGACACATCGCCGCTGGTCACTTCCGGGTACAACGTCCCACCCAGCGTAATTTTATCTTCACCGGGGCCAATATATTGATAGCGTGGCGACTTCCCGACCCGACTGTTATTAACGTGCCTGAAGGTGCTTTCCTGCCCCAGATTCTGATAAGGCGCGGTGCGCAGTTCAAACACAAACAACCCGAAAACCATCATCATGATTATTGCTCCCTGTCGGTAAAGGTGGAACGGCGGCGGGACTCTTTCTGGCGCTGTAGTGTGGCGATTTTGTCATACAGCATATTGACCAGTTTAGTTTCATCTATGTTGGCCGCTTGCTGGCCTTCCAGTTTGATAGTGATGTCGTAGCGATCCCCTTCATAGGAAATCGGGCCGCTGTTTCGTTGTGCGCTAAGCGGCTTTCTCGCCAGCTGTGGAATATCACCGGCCAGTGATAACTGGTCAAAATCATTGCCCGGCGCGATCATATCCCGCGTACGGGCCAGCATATCGCTGGCACTTTGCTGCATTCTTGCCAATAAGCCAGGCTGTGGCGCTGCTTTTACTGGAGCGGCTAAATAAGGCGAGGCCAACGGCAGGTAATCCGGCACATTCTTAAACACAATATCGCCCAACTTATCCCGCGCGTTATCCGCCGCTGTCGTCACTGGCGAACTACTAGCGAGGCTGTCACCACTGCCTTTTTTCTTTTTGCTGCGGTCAACAGCACCGTAAATGGACGGGGCCGCTGTGGGGGCGCTGGCAATCGGTGACGCTGCCGCATTTGCCATGGCACTGCTGTTTCCGGCGATCGGCTTGTCAGGACTCCACGACCAGGCGGATTTTGCTGCCACCATTTTTTTCAGTACCGGGTCCCATTCATACATCACCGGCGCTTTTGGCCCATTCATTGCCGCCACCGCCCCGCTGGCCGCATCTGCTGCTTTCGGGATAGCGCCCAGTTTTTCCAGTAACCAGCCCAACCCTTTGGCAAGCTGTTCTACCGGCCAAAATAGCCCGCTAATTACCGCGCCGACCACCTCGCCAAAGGTTTTCCCCGCATTGGTAGCCGCTTCCAGTGAGGCTTTCGACGACTCAACCGGCGAAAGTAACTGGGTAAACCAGTTCCACACGCGACCAATCGCGCTGCCGATGGCATCAAATATCGGGGACAGCGGCGCAAAGGCCGCTTTCACCGGCTGCAATCCCTCCACCAATCCGGTAAAAAACCCACTGAAAAATGCCTGTATCGGTTGCCAGTATTTATAAATCAGCACGCCCGCCCCAATGACCGCCGCCACCAATAACCCGACCGGGCTTAATACCAGCCCCACCGCCGATCCCAGCGCACCAAAGACGGTGCCGCCAATACTGCCCAACAGACGAAGCGGCGAAGTCGCCACCCATTTCAGCATATTGCCGAGCCGTGCCAGCATCACACCCGGCTGACTAAACGCGGTCGACATTGCCGCACCGGCGCGAGCGGATGCATTAGACAGTGCCATCTGAGCATTAGAGCCGAGCAACGCCATTTTCGACCGTAAGCCGCCCAGCGCAGAACCGGCTACGCTGGCACTGGTACGCCAGGACAATAATGCCGGAGACACCCGCAATAAGTTGGGTATTAGCCGACTGATCCCGCCGGTTAGCCAGCTAAATTTAGGCAGCAATAAACCTAAGCCACCGTTACCGGCCAACAGCGAGAACCCTAACCGCAGGGCCAGCATCGGCCCCAGCAAGGCCGCCGCCGCCAGTGCCAACCCACCCAGCGTAATGGTGGCAATCGACAGTGTCGCCACCACTTTCATGATAGTGCCTGCCAGTTTGGGATTCGCTTCAACCCAACGACGCACGCCGCCAATCATGTTTTTTAACGTGTCGACCACTTCCAGCATCGGCGCGCGCAGGGTTTCCCCCATCGAACTCAGCGCGTTACCGCCGCCGGATTTCAACAACTGCAATTGCGCCGAGATGGAGTCTTTATCAATATCAGACTCTTTTTGCATTGAGCCTTTGGAGCCTGCCGAACTGGTCAGGGCGAGTTGCCTGTCTAGCTCGTCAATATTGTTCACCAGCTTGGCGGCATCTTTACCAAAGTCTTTGCCAAATAGCTGGGTTAATACTCGCAGCCGGTCAACATCGGGCAGTTTTTTAACGGCACCCAACACTTCGCGAATAGTGCCCATGGCATCGACCGACATCGCCTTTTCAATCTTGCTTTCGTCCATGCCCAGCGCATCCAGCCCGGTCAGAAATTTATCGCTTTGCATAGTGGCAATCGACAGTTCACGCACCATGGCGTTAGCGGCACTGGCGGCAATTTCAGACTGCGCGCCCAGAGACAGGAAGGTCGAACCCAGCGCTGCCGCCTGCTTGTAGTTGAGTCGGTCAGCCACGCCGCCCATGCGTTGCAGCACATCAATAATATCCGCCCCTTTCGACTGGGCGTTATCATCCAGATAGTTCAGGGCGTCACCCAACTGCTCAATATCTTTGGTCGGGATCTTGTACAGCCCGGAGATTTTACCGAGACTTTCCGCCAGTTCACCGGCGGGCAGCTCAAAGGCTTTGGACGCCTTGGCGGAGACATTGGCAAAATCCAACAGTTCTTTTTTCTGTTGTGCCCAGTCGGCCCCGTCGGTTGCCACCCCCATGCGCGCACCGCCTTCTACCAGGGCGGCAAAATCCGCTGCACCACCCGGCAAGGGAGCAACCTCGGCAGCGTCTTTAATGGCGTTTTGCATTTCATAGAATTGCGCGGTGCGCTGGCCGTTATCATCACGCAGGCCATTAACCTGTTTCGCTACCCCTTTCATGGCATCTTCCATGCCGGTGTAACTCTTCAGCGCCAGCGCTACCGGAGCCGCCATCACCGCACCGGTGGCGAGTGCCGTCATACCACCGGATTGCAGCTTGCCACGCAGCGCCTGTCCGCGATCATAGCTGGCCCGCGCGGCCGCCACCCGTTTTAGCCGCTGCTCTTGCAATTGCAACTGACGGTTATATTGGGCAGTACGCTGGGTGATTTGCTCGGTGGCGGTGCTGTTACTGGCAACCGATACACCATGCTGGTAAAGGCTGGCGCGCAGTTCAGCCAGTCGCCGCACTTCAACGGTTTGTTTTTCCTGCAACTTACCCAGGCGGCTATCCCACTTTTGTACAGCGGCGATCTGCTTCTGGGTGGGATTATCAAGGGATTTGACCGCGTCAGAGGCTCGCCGCAATTTCTCAATACGGGCGGCGGCTTTATTACTGGACTCAGCCAGCTTGTCGAAGCTGGCGGCTTGCTTGGGTAAATCGCGCAGGTTATCGCGCGTGGCTTTGATTTGCCGCCCCAGGGCAGCGGTGCTTTTCTGGGCGGCATTAAAAGGTTGCGTCAGATTATTGACCGCCCCTAAAGCCACTTTTATCGATAGGTTACGGTCAGTCATGACTTATTCTTCCGTGGTTCCCCAGCGTGCCGCTGCACGCTCACGCCAGGCTAAAAGATCGGGCACGGTCATTGCCCAGAGATCGGACAATGACCAGTGGAAAACAACAGCGATATCAGCGATCACATCTTCTATTTGGTTAAATCCAAATTCGTGGCCGATGTTTCCGCTGGCATCGATTCCTCCGCCAAGGCTGGTTGTAAAAAAGTAGCCACTTCCTGCGACAACTGGGCAAAATCCCACGTATCCATCGAGATAATTTCTACTTCAGTCAGCGCCGGGGAGGTCACACGCGGCAACAATTTAATCAACGAATCCACATCACTGGTCATGATGCTGTACAGCTTCAAACCACGCAGGGAACCGGCTTGTTTCAGTGCGCCAGTCAAAGAAACCTCGTTGATCACCGTTTTGCCGCGCTTGATGGGGGTTTGTAAAACAACAGTATTCGACATAAATAAATTCCCAGATTAAAGGCCAATGTTAGCGCGGTGTTTTTCCAGCATATCCACGCCGTTTACGCGGTAGATCATGTTCAGGACATCCAACTCGAACAGCTCTTCATTGTTGGCTGTTATCTTGCAATAGGTGTTTTTCAGCGTGTATTTATGGCTGGTATCATCACCCTGTTTCGCACTGCCGGGATCGTGCTCGGTGTAACGGCCACGCGTCTGGATTTCCAGCGGGATAGCTTCGCCGGTGTCCTCCGCCTGATAGGAGCCAGCAAAGCGGAACTGCACCCCGTCAGCGGTAGGTGTGCCCCACAATTTCAGTAATTCAGGGGCCAGCCCACCGAGGGTTAACTCCATATCCAGCGCCCCGGCTTCAAAACCGAGATCGACCGCGACCGAGCCGGGCATCCCTGCGCCCTGGTAATCTTCCGTCTTGATAGTCAACTTTGGCGGCGTCAGTTCCGAGGCTTGCCCCAGAAAGCTGTCACCGTTGACATAGACGTTGAAATACTTAAGTTTTCTTGGCAATGCCATAGTGATAACCCTTAGCTATTGACGGCATTCGCAAAACTCGCGAAATATTCGTCGGTGAATTCCTGAATTAACCCCAGATTTTCCAACGGTGGCACCGGGGTGTAGTTGTAGCGAATGGTCAACTTGCCCAGTTTCAGCGTGTCGGTGCTGTTGGCGTCGGTGTCGTACCAGCAACGGGCGCCCAACAGACGACCGGCGGTGACATAGGACGACAATTTGCGGTTAATACCGTCGATAACATCTTTCGCCAGTGACGGCGTTAACGGCTTATCGATGTAGTAGAAATGGGCTTCCGCAACGGTATCCAGCAGGATTTGCGCGGTGCGGGTGTAGCTCTCGAAAATAAAGACCTCTTCCTCGCAGGTGCGGGAGCCCCAGAAGCGAAAGCCTTTTTGCTTAATCAGCGTGGTGATGTGGTTGCTGTTCAGCTCGTCGGCATCGGTGTCTTTGCCTTGCAGGGAAAAATAGATATCAACCGATGTTCCCAGCACGCCATCCACCGCCACATTGGACAGCGTTTTATGCCAGCCAATATCCGCGTCAATCTTGGCACGCAACCCCAACGCATAGGCCGGTGCGGGCACCACAACATTGCTTTCGGCCTCGCTGTCATAGGCCAGCCAGTCGGGATAAATCACCATCACTTCACGTTGAATAAAGTTTTTACGGTAAATTTTAGCCTCGGCAATGGTTTTGCAGCCGTTGGCGCTGATATAGGCAAAGGCCCGCAGTTCGCGCGCAAAAATTGCCATCTGGTTAGCCACCGGCAATGTATCTAACCCCGGTGCACCAATAATGCGCGGCTTCACACCAACCCGCATTTCAGCAACCAGCAAGGCATAAAGACCGGTGTAAAGTCCGTTCTCATCCACGCCGCCAATCACATTGGCTTCCGTGCTGGTTTCCCCCTCTTCTGTGCCACCTTCCGCCACACGGATCACCACAGTTTGCGGGCTGGCCTGGTCAGAAATGGCTTTCAGGGTTTGGCGTAATGTGCCGGTTTTCCCTGCTTTGCCGAGGAAGTTTTTAACGCGCGTCAGTAATACCGGCGTATTCAGCGGAAAGGTGGCGGCGTCAGCATCGTCCGCCGTGCAGACCACACCAATCACGGCGGAGTCGATATCGTTAATGATGGTCGATCTATCAGTGGTTTCCTCACTGCTTACACCATGGTGATAATTTGTTGCCATTGGGGTTCGCTCCGAAAAGGATTAATCCTTGCCGAAATCATCAACCAACCTCGCGCGTAAATCATCGCTTGCTTGTTGTATCAGGGCTGACACAGTAAACAGCGGTTTGTCCGCGCGTCGTTTCCCCGCAAAATTGCCCCATGCAATTACTCCCGGACGACCTCACCCCACGGCCCGCCTTTGATATCAAAATCGGTGGCAAAAACCAGACCACGGTTAACGACCGACTGATCAGTTTAACGCTGACCGATAACCGTGGATTTGAAGCCGATATGGTGGAACTGGTCATTGACGACGCCGATCAGCAAGTCGCCCTGCCAAAGCGTGGCGCGCAGATTGATATTGCGCTGGGCTGGAAAGGTGAGCCGCTGATCAATAAAGGCCACTTTACGGTGGATGAAATCAGCCATACCGGCCCGCCGGATCAGCTGATTGTCACCGCCCGCAGTGCTGATTTTCGCGATACCTTCAATGTGAAGCGAGAATACAGCTGGCACGACATCACTGTCGGTAAAGTGGTTGCCAGCATTGCATCGCGTTATGACCTGAAAGCGGGTGTCAGTGAGGACTTAGGTAAAATAGAGATCGACCACGCCGACCAGACCAGCGAGTCAGATATCAGCTTTTTAACCCGCATGGCGGAAAAGCTCGGCGCAATAACCACCATTAAAAACGGCATGCTGTTGTTCATGCACCCAGGGCGCGCGGTATCTCAAAGCGGTAAACTGTTACCTGCCATCACCATCACCCGCGCCAGTGGCGACAAACACAGCTTTCGGGTGGCTGACCGTGACGCCTATACCGGCGTTACCGCTTACTGGCTGGATCTCAATTATGGCAAGCCGCAAAAAACCAGCGTTCGCCGCAAGCGGAAAAGCAAAACGCCACCAAAAGTAAAGACTCCGGCATCGACCAGCAAAGAGGGAAATTATCTGGAAGGTGTCGAGGGGAATGTTTTTGTGATGCGCGAAACGTTCAAGACAGAACGGGCCGCCCGTCGCGCCGCTGCCGCGCGCTGGTCAAAACTGCAACGGGGTGCGGCTGAATTTACCATGACACTGGCACGCGGTCGTGCTGACTTATTCCCAGAACTGCCCGCCGTGATGCAGGGATTTAAGCCAGAGATTGATCAGGCAGATTGGATAATTACCCAGGTCACGCACACCATTGGGGATAATGGTTTTACTACTGCGCTGAATTTCGAAGTGAAAATCACTAATTTGGATATGGCCGGGGAAGAAACAGAGTAAAAGAATTCAGGGAATGAATAGGTTATACTTTAGCCAAGCACGAAAAAGGTTGGAGTTATTATCATGATGTCATGCCCACAATGTGGTGCCGTCACCCGCACCCGTACCAGCAGAATGATAACCGTCAATACCAAAGAGAATTACCACCAATGCCAGAACCTGTTATGCAGCTGTACGTTTACCACGCTGCAATCCGTCGATAAAATCCTGTCTCAACCCAGCCGCAATAATACCGCCACCCTACCCCGCGATCTTTTTTTGCCAGGACATTTGGGTGATGATCAGTTTGATTTAGCGTTTTGATACTCAACCGTTTTCAATCAGCCTGCCGCGTGCGGGCTTTTTTGTATCTGAAGGTGGTCAATCTTTGAGTGGAGGTCATGATGTGGACATTAAAAATAAATAATTCAATAAAATCAATTAATAAAACACAAAAAAAGGGAGGCTTTCACCTCCCTTTTGCACTCCCCTGACCTGAATTAATGGTTACGGATGTACTCGTCCATATCTGTTTTCAGGTTATCAGATTTAGTCCCGAAGATGGCTTGAACGCCTGAGCCTGCAACCACAACACCCGCAGCACCCAATTTCTTCAGACCCGCTTGGTCAACCTTGGAAACATCCGCCACGCTGACGCGCAGACGAGTGATACAAGCATCCAGGTTAGTGATGTTTTCTTTACCGCCGAACGCTTCGACCAGTGCAGCTGACATTTCGGTGCCGCCCTGTACCGTTTGTTCAGTCGCGTTGTCTTCACGGCCTGGTGTTTTCAGATCCAGTTTAGCAATCAGCACACGGAAGATGGTGTAGTACACCAGACCGTAGCAGATACCCACCAGAGGGAACAGCCAAATACGGCTGCTATTGCCGCTCAGGACGACGAAGTCAATCAAGCCGTGGGAGAAGCTGGTACCGTCACGCATCCCAAGCAGGATACAGATTGGGAATGCCAGACCAGCCAGAATTGCATGGATAACATACAAGATTGGTGCCACGAACATGAAGGAGAATTCGATTGGCTCGGTAATACCGGTTAAGAATGAGGTCAGTGCTGCGGAGATCATGATCCCGCCCACTTTTGCCCGGTTTTCCGGTTTAGCGGAGTGCCAAATTGCAATCGCAGCTGCAGGTAAGCCGTACATTTTGAACAGGAAGCCGCCAGACAATTTACCCGCAGTTGGGTCACCCGCCATATAGCGTGGAATATCGCCGTGGAATACCTGACCTGCCGCATTGGTGTATTCACCAATTTGCATTTGGAATGGTACGTTCCAGATATGGTGCAGACCGAATGGAACTAGCGCACGTTCAACAACGCCGTAAATACCAAAGGCAACGACTGAGTTCTGATAAGCAGCCCACTGAGAGAATGTCTGGATCGCAGTACCGATAGGCGGCCATACGAATGACAGAATCACGCCCACAAAGATCGCGGTAAAACCAGAGATAATCGGAACGAAGCGTTTACCCGCAAAAAAGCCCAAATATTCAGGTAGCTGAATACGGTAGAAGCGGTTAAACATATAAGCGGCTATTGCACCTGCAATAATCCCGCCCAGTACCCCGGTATCCGCTAAATGCTTGGCAGCAATTTCTTCTGCTGGCAAATGCAAGACCAGCGGTGCGACAACAGCCATGGTTTTCACCATGATGCCATAAGCAACAACTGCCGCTAACGCGGACACACCGTCGTTATTGGTAAAGCCAAGTGCAACGCCAATAGCAAAGATTAATGCCATGTTAGCAAAAACGGAACCGCCCGCTTCTGCCATTACGTGAGAGACTACCGATGGTAGCCAGCTAAAATTCGCGGAACCGACACCCAGCAGAATACCTGCGATGGGTAAAACGGATACCGGTAGCATTAGCGATTTACCTACCTTTTGTAGGTTTGCAAATGCGTTCTTAAACAT